GTTCAACCTAGGCTTTATTACCAATCTACACCCCCACTACTTGTCGTTGGAGTGGTGTCTTTTTTCACAATTTCAGTCGGAACTTCTTTCTTTACTTCATTATCTGGAAGAAGATCTGGCCAAGTATCCCTAACTAATTTATAAGACAACCCTTTATAAGACAATTTTCGATCCTTAACAGCAATAATAAGTTTTGCATCATTTGGATCAAGTCTTTCCAAAAGGGCCACAAACATTCCTTCTCTTCTAAGAAGTGGAAGATCGTGTGGACTTGGATCAACAAAATAATCCAACTTTTTTACCTCAAAATGAAGTGAATTTGGAGTTGAATCTGCTATCTGTCCTGGCGTATATGGTGGGGTTCCAGATGGAAGATACCATTTAACGTCTGGATGATAATTCAATTGTAACAACGCTTTAGTTGCAAAATTGTCTCGATCTATGAGAACTTGTCGTTTCTCTTCTCTTGTCTTGGCCTTACCAACCAATTCAAGGGTTTCTAAAATATTAAATTCTGCCATTTCAAATTTCTCCTGTAAATTGTTTATCTGTCAATGCAACGGTTTCTGTTGCTTGATAATAATCTCTATTCTGTAAACTTCCGAATTGTGATTCGTCCATCCCCTTTGACCATACTGCACTAATATCGGGATAGAATACCCCCATAGACCTCTTAGGAGTTCCGTCAGGGTAATAAGCCATAGCAACACATCTAGGAACTACTTTATGTTCTTCATCCTGCCCCGAAAATATTCCAATCCAATCTCCAGTTCTCAAATAGTATTCGCAATAACGAATGTATGCTTTACGAGATGCGGCCTGTGTTTCCGCAACTCTGCGTTCTTTTTCTCCAACATATCTACCTCTTCCTTGTTTACCTAAAGCAGCAACCATCTCTTTGTTATGTTTGAGCCATCCCTTAACATTCTTAAAGGAATACGTATCATCATCTGGAAGAACAAGAACACGTTCATTCACATTTTTATATTCCGCTGGTTTTCGTTTCTTTCGCATATCTTTCATGCGTTCCCGAAGTACCTCACGTTGTTCTTCCGTAATCTTACGAGTACGTTTTGTCTTTATTGGTTTACGTTCTATTTTCACTTTCTTTGCCATTACGATTTTTTCTCCTTGGTTTTTTCAATATTATTCTTGATTGTTTCTAACATCATTGTCCATTGTTTTGCAGTAGTTTCAATATCATAGTGCATATCATAGTATTGTTTCTGAAATGCAAGACCAGCCTGAACTGGTGGTTCCCAAAAATTATTAATTGCATCTTTCAAAACATATGCAAACTTCCTTGCGTGTTCAGTTTTATCTTGGACAAATCCATACATCCATGCAAAGTTCGCACACGTTTCTGGAAGAACTCCAAGATTTGGACATACTACAATACATCCTGCACTCATTGCTTCGATTGCAGATATACATCCTGTTTCTGGATAGACATTTGGATATGCAAGGATATGTGTTTGTTGTAACGCTGACCGAATTTCATCATTAGAAACCGTTCCATGATAGTTCACATTTGGTGTTTCTTTACAAGCATCATAAAGAGGTTCCCATTCTTTGTCTTGTTCTTCCCAACCATATATCTTAAAACTTGAATATACATCAAGTTCTACATTCTTTAATTTTAATGCTTTAAATGCACCAATCAGAACATCAAGTCCACGATGTGGTGTAGAAGTATATGCAAGTCGAATCGGGCCGTCTTTTGGTTTGGTATGTACAGGAATTGGTTCTATTGCATTTTTCAGAACAACACTCTTTTCATATTCTATTCCAAGATCAAGATGATATTTTTCAAGTGACCAATCAGAGGGAAAAACAAATCTCTCAAATTTGTCTCGTTGTGATTTTTCTTTGAGAAATTGAACCTCTGGATCTTTCGATGTGTCCTGAAACCAGAGTATCTTTGGTTTATCTTTGTACTCACGAACTCTTGAAAGAATGATCTGAAAGTAGTTCCAGAGGTCTTCAGGCACTCTCTCCTTGACTCTTTGATAAACTAACTCACTTCCACCCTTTGCATTCTTTGATTGTTCAACCACATCTCCGCCAGTTGGTGGTGATGGAAGCCCCTGTTCTTTTCTTTTCCGAATTTCTTTTATTTTGGAACCATCGAACTTCATCATACTCATGAAGATTCTCCGATCTTATCAAGGGCCTCTACCTTTTCAAGTGCTTCAAGAGATTCATTTTTTTCTTCTGTCGGCGGTTCTAATTTTTTCTTTCCGAATAATTTTAGAACCGTCTGTAAAATTATATCAAACATTTTTTATTTCCATTGTATGATTATAACAAATTATTCAACAAATGTCAAGTCTTTTTTTTAAAAAAGTTTACCTTGTTCAATGCCATGTAATCTATATTGAAGTTTTCCATCATGAAATACTTCAACATCATCACCATCTAATTGCTTATTTGCGGCTTCGTTATCTGCATCTATTTTACTAAATTTCAATATTTGTCCATTTTTTGTTTCAACTAGATAAGGGTTTTGCTCATTGGGGGATTGCATAACTGTTCCTTTAAGTGAAATCCTGTCTTACAAATGTAAAATGAATCTACAATGTCAGATACAGGGTTAGAAATTTTGGTTGATTTTGGAGACAACTGACTCTTCAAATCAACATGTGATTCTGACAAAAACGTTTCGTACATTAATTCTTTATTGGCATTTCCTTTTCCTGTAGCATGTTTCTTAATTACTGTAGGGGGAATCGTAGTATATTTGAATCCGTCTTCTCTAAGTTGTTTTTTGAGTATTCCCATATTTTCTGCAATGTTAAATACTCTGCCTGTCGCTGCAAATGCATAACCTTCCAAATAAACTTTGTTCACTCGGCCATCATACCATCGAATGCATTCAATAGTCCAAGATGCAAGTTTACAATATCTATCAATATCATCCGTATATTCTGGATAATCATAAGCAAGAAACACTTTACCTAATGATTTGTGTGACTTGTTTTGTTTCAAAAAATGAAACTTACAATTTTTAAATTTTATATCATTATCAATTATTTTTGCCACACATATTGCGGGCGATGTTAGTGAATAATCAATTCCTGCTATATACTCATTCGGTTTCAAATTCGTCATAGTATGGTTCCATCAAAATTCCGCAAAATGCACAATGAAACGCATGTTCTTCTGGTCTAGTTTGTATGTTATCTGAATCATAAATCATTGAGTAATCTGCGTTGCAATTATTGCATTCTACATCCAATACGACTTCCATTTCTCTCCATTTAAAGGTCTACGATTTCACATCCGCCTTCTGCCGAACAAGCAAGTTCTTGTGATGCTACCGTATAATCTCGCTGTTCATAATTAGATAGTTTTGACCAATCTACCTTCTTTGGTATTTTAGTCAACAATTCATTATATTCTTTTTTTGTACAATCTTGATATGGCGCTTGTCTATATGTATGTTCACTAAAAGGTAAAAACGAAATACCACTAATTGAATCAAAATTGTTCCACACCCACGCACCCACATCAAGCCATTCGTGTTCTTTAACAGAAACCGTAATAGATGGTTTGTGTTCACACCAATGTTGTTGATATTTAGTCCAAAGTTGTAATTGTTCAATTGCAGTCATGTCTTTGCGACAAATGGCTCCTTTGGGGCTTTCCATTGGGAAAGAAAAAACAGTTGTATGTTTTGGTTTGGTTACATCTGGTTCATTTGGAAAGTTTGCCTCTTTCATCATTTTGCAAAGAGGATCTTTGTTGTCTGCTCTTACTGTACGTATATAAAATGGACTATGACGGGCATGAATACCAGAAGCACTATCAACAAGCTGAGAAACAGTCCCACTAGGTTTAACACACGTAATGGCTGCAGACCTTTCGATTCCAAGTTTGTTCGCCCATTCTTTGTTCGTTTCGACTGCAACTTTTCTAAGATCATTTAATAACTCCTCCAATCCCCTTTTTCTTCCATTAGTCAGGGGGTTGTCTAAAATGCCGGTAAGTGAAACACCAAGTAGTCTTTCTTCAGTGCAGTTTTTTCCCCATTCTTTGGTAAGATATCTGAAATTGGTAAGAGTGGATTGGAATGTCCCAAGGATAGTCGCAGTCCTGACTTTCTTAGAAAGAGATTCGGGAGTGTCCCATCTTCGGATAACGCATTCCGACAAGTTACAAAACTCTCTGCTTCGCAGAATAATCTCGCTGCATGGGTTAGTTCCAAAGTCATCTCTTGGTTCTCGTCTTGTAATAAATCCTCCATTTCCATCTGGTTCCTTTTCGTTTAATGTTATTACTTGATTTTTTGCCGATAAGCCATTATAAACTCCACGTTCTCCTGACTTTGAATCGTAAAGAGACAACCATTCTCGCATATAAGTTCCAACATCCGGCCGTTCTTTATAATTAACCGAATTGTTCGCTAGTGCTCGTTGTACATTAAGTTTGTTCCATTCTCCATGTTTCGCAAATCTCATTTCTCTGTCATTGAGATCTGAAAGACTGATAAGAGCACTTCTACGAACTCCACCCACCACAACTATTTCTGCAATTTTACAAACAATATCATGGCATTCAATGGGTTTGAGTTTTCTCCCTGCCGAATCTTGAAATATTGTTGATACAAAATGAAACAAATCATCTAACGGTTGTGGGCCGGAAGCTCTTCCACCAAACGTTTTTAAAGGTTCCCCAGCAGCACGAACCCTTGAAAGATTCCATTTTGGAATTTGACCTGTCCACAATAAACTCAAAAGTTCCTTGAACGCTTTTGCCCATCCAAGTTTTGAATCTGCAACTATAATTGTTGTATCAGTTGGATGAAATTCTTCTGCAACCAATGGTAATTGATTTACATGTTCTATCTCTACACTAAATCCAACACCTGTTCCGTTCATAAGAACATAGAGTATTTCATCAAAAGAACGTGAACTATCAATTTTTACATAAGAACAATTATATCCTGCAACGTTCTCTTTTCTAAGTGCATCTCCGGCCGTCATCAAACAACGCATGGAAGGCATTACATTCATTGTCAATACTTCTTTTCTCAATTCTTCAACCAATCCATTTCCTAAATCATAATCACATGTTTCTTTAAGATGTTCTTGAAAAAAAGTAAAATAACGATCTACTGTTTCTCCCCATGTTTCTCTTCGTTTTTTATCATAATCCCATCGTGCATACCGTGAAAGATGAATGAATTGTTGGTATTGACTAGGTAAGACGGCGGGATTGATGGGGTTCATTTTTTTCTCCAAGAGGCGAGTTCAGTTTTTGCTAACAGACCATTGTACGTGTTGATATTTATTATATCGATTATTCTTGATTCTTGAATACTAGCAAGAACCATGTCATTTAAATCTTTACATGCAATCGAATCCGGCCAGATGCAAATATTCCAACCATTGTCGATTGTTTTTTCCATTCTAGAAATGATTTCTTTATTTCTAGGTTCATTGTCGAAGACCATCGTTCCTGTATGATTATCCAATGCACTTGATATCTCAATTTGTGACCTCAAGTTTACATCTGATCCTGCCATTGCAATACAGTTCGGCAAAAACATCGAATCAAACGGGCCTTCAACTACATAAAATTGTTTCTCCAAATCCAGGCGATCCAATCCGAATATTTTAGGAGAATCTTCGTCCATCTTAATCGTGATGTAACGAAGTAGAGTATTTGTAAACGCTCGTCCTTGAAACGTAATAAGTTGTTTGTTTTTATCAAAGAAGGGAATTATTATTCGTTGTTCTTTTTCATTCAAATCATATTCACGTTTTGTTATCTTTCTAACAAAACCTTTAAAGTCCTCTGTATAATATAGGTAACTTAAAAATTGAGGTGGGATTGCACGATTGATAAGATACTTCTTTGCGAAATGTTGATCATCAAGATCACTAATTCGGGGAAGATTTATCTTGGTATGGAATACTGGTTTCTTATGTTTAAATACTGGATTTTCTGTATTTTGGCCTTTTCCTGTAACACCCTCTTTATATCTTTCTAGGACATACTGTTTGTGTAATTCACCATCGAGTTTTTTGAGAAAATTAGAAAAAGTATTACTTTGTCCACAATTATGACAACGATAAAAGAGATCTGTCTTTTTTTGATAGAGATACCCTCTCGCTTTGGTTTTACTTTTTTGAGAATCACCACAAAAAGGACATCGAAAATTATACAACCCTTGTTGCTTGTGCTTGAAAAGGGGGAGTTTAGATGAAACTAAATTTACGTATTTTGTGTCAATATAAGAAGGCATAACGAATTTCTATTTTGATTGTGATACTTATAGTATATCACATTCAAACAAAATGTCAAGTTCAATTAGATAAAAATTTGGGTATGATATTTGTTAATAACCATGCAATCGCTGTGGCAATACCAATGGTAATCCATCTCCATTTTTCAAGGGAGTCTACTTTTTTATACAACAATGATATATCAGATGATACTCTGGTTTCTGTTTTATCAATCATTTCTGTACACTTGTCATGAAGATCACCAATTCGAGTATGAAGAATTTTTAATTCATCTCGAACTTCATTATCACTTGTCTTATGCAACTCTTGTCCAGCAAGCAATCTGCCAATATTTTCTGAGAGTGCATTAAGTTTACTGGAAGTATCACTTAACTTCTCCATCAAAGCATCAAGTTCCTTAGTACGGAACTCATCCTTGATTTTCAGAGTTTGGATTTCAGTTTGAAGTTGATGGATAGATTCTTGTTCGGGCATAAGATAATTCAGCCGGTCTGACTTTCTCTATGAACTGTTTACAAAAATGAGCAAAGGCTTTTGATGCAAATGTATTTTTATGCACCGTCCACGATTCCCCATTTAGTTCTGGGACGTGACCATCATTATGTATTTCTAACAAATTATTTTCATCATCTGTGGCTTTCCATGTAGATCTTGATTTCTGAATCCACTCGCCATTCATAATCTGTTCGATAGAATCATCTGCATTGACTTGCAGATATTCTTTGAATTTCATCATTTTCAACTACCATGTCTAAGATATTGCATACATCCTGTTTGGGAATCCATTACTATGATAGGTTTTTTAGGATATTTTCTTGCAAATGCACGAATATATTCTCCAGCTTCATCTTCACCAACATAACCACTATAACGAGTATATTTCTTTTTACCCAAACGTGATTTATGAAAATATGTAGGATCTAGAGCAAATACATCTATCCCTCCAAATCTTTTCATAACCAAACCTTTTGGTGGTTTTTTCAACAACGGAATTCCTCTTACTGCAATATTACCACTACCCATTGTTGTAGTAGGAGTATCTTCAATCAATGTATCTTCAAATTTTTTCAATGTTGCAGAATCAAATT